TTTTAAATACCAAATTACAAGACAGAGTACGTGATATGGAAATGTCTTTGAGCAACGGCTCGGCAAAAGATTATGCCGAGTATCGAGAACTGTGCGGCGTTATTCGGGGTCTACGATCCGCACAGATGGAAGTACAAGACCTTGCGAGTCGTTTAAAGGAAAGAGAAGATGAGTGAGTTATTAATCTCCCAAGACGGAGAAACGGCAACGACGTTGCCTGAGTCGGCAGAAGAAAAGGCAAAGCAGTTGCCTGATCCTTCTACCTATCATTTGTTGTGTGTACTTCCAGAAGTGGATGAGGAGTATGACAGCGGCTTAGTCAAGGCTGGGTCTACGGTGTATTACGAAGAAGTGCTTTCGCCCGTATTGTTTGTCGTCAAGGTTGGACCTGATGCTTATGCAGATAAGACTCGATTCCCATCGGGGCCGTCATGCAAGGTCGGAGACTTTGTTTTAGTACGTCCCAATACAGGTACACGGATCAAGATCCACGGCAAAGAATTTCGAATCATTAATGATGATTCAGTCGAAGCTGTTGTTCAAGATCCTCGTGGCATTTCAAGGGCTTAAGGAGAAATCATGAACGAAGAGTTTAAGTTCCCCGATGAAAAGGGTGAAGTAGAGGTAGAGGTTGGCGGCGAGGAAAAAGTAGAGATCGAAGTTGTTGAGGAAGAAAAGCCAAAACATAGCAAGCTTCGAGAAGAGCCAAAGCCGCTAGATGATTCCGAGGTTAAGGAATACAGCGACCGTGTAAAGAGTCGGATCGACCATTTATATAAGGGTTATCAGACTGAGAAGCGACGCGCTGAAGAGGCTGAGAGAGCCAAGGAAGAAGCTTTTAGGATTGCTCAGGCGGTTGCTGAGGAAAACAAAAAGCTTAAAGGTTCTTTGTCTGAAGGACAGGCGGCGTTATTAGAGCAGGCTAAAAAAACGGTTACTCAAGAAGTAGAAGACGCTAAAAGAAAATACAAGGAAGCGTATGAATCGGGAGATTCAGATCGTCTTGTTTTAGCAAATGAAGAACTTACTTCTGCAAAAATCAAACTAGAAAGAGTAAATAACTTTAAACCCGCTAGACAAGCGCCTGAAAAAGAAGTACAAATCGAGGCACCGCGAGTTGATCCTAAAGCCGAAGCATGGAAAAGGAAAAATGAGTGGTTTGGCTCAGACGATGAAATGACTGGTTTTGTCTTGGCGTATCACTCCAAGTTAATAAAACAAGGTGTCGATGCATCGTCTGATGAGTACTACGAGAAATTAGATTCTCGTATGCGGCAAGTGTTCCCGGAGTACTTTGACGCCGAGGAACCACCTGAGAGAACTCAGCGTACAGTAAGGTCAAATGTGGCACCTGCGACACGAAGCGTTGCTCCTAAAAAAGTAAAGCTCACGCCCAAACAGGTGGAATACGCCAATAGGTACAAGATACCGTTAGAGCGGTATGCCCTTGAGGTTGCGAAATTACAAAGGAATTGAAATGGAAAAGCAAGAACGAGGTCAACGCGAATCAAGAGAAGCAGCGGAGCGTCCGAAACAATGGATGCCGCCGCAATTGTTACCCGACCCCAACCCGGAGCCAGGGTATCAGTTTCGTTGGATTCGCATTAGTACGTTGGGCGAAGCTGATCCGCGTCATATTTCTTCAAAGTTACGTGAAGGCTGGGAGCCTGTTAAAGCGTCGATGCATCCTGAAGTCCAAATGATGTCCGGTTCAGCCACACGGTTTCCTGACAGCATTGAGATCGGTGGTCTGTTGCTTTGCAAAACACCTGTTGAAATGGTTCAGCAGCGCAATGAGCATTTCCAAAGACAAACGGATGCTCAGATGCAGTCTGTAGACAATAACTTCATGCGTCAAAACGATGCCAGAATGCCGCTCTTCCATGACCGGCAAAGTAAGGTGACTTTTGGCCGTGGATCTTCTTAATTTAGGAGTTAAAAGATGGCTTACCCCACTGTTGACGCTCCTTACGGTTTCAAAGCTATTAATGAACTTAATGGCCTACCGTATGCTGGAGCCACACGACAGATTCCTATCGCCAGAAGCTATGGCACCAGTTTGTTTTATGGTGACCTAGTTGAACTGACGACCGATGGAACTCTGATCAAAACGTCCTACTCGGCAGCTTCTAGCCCAACGACAGTTATTGCTGGTGCTATTGGTGTGTTCGTAGGTTGTTCTTACACCAATCCTTCGACCGGTCAGAAGTTGTTTGCTCAGTATTACCCAGCAAGCACTGCTGCTAACGACATCCTTGCATTTGTTGTGGATGATCCGTCAGCACTGTTCCGTGTTGCGATGGTTGGTCAGACCTCGAGCGAAAGCAATACCGTTTCTACGATTGGTTACGCCAATCAGTCATTTGTTGGAACCAACGTGTACGCAGTTACCGGCGTTGCTGGTAGCACGACCACGGGCAATTCTAAGATGGCTGTTTCGGGTGACGGTCCTTCGAATGGCACTGGTGCTGTTCGTGTTGCTTCTAGTTCGTTGCCATTCCGTGTTGTTGCGATTGTGCCTGAGACGGCATACACCGTGACCGGCACTGGATCTTCGTCTAGCACGACCATCACTTTGGCTGCTGCTGTTACGGGTCTCCAAGCAGGTATGCAGGTCGTATGCCCTGCCGCTACTGCGGGTGGAAATCCAGGTGACTATAACTACGTCACTAACGTTAACGGCACTTCTGTAACGGTAGCTAAGACTTTGACTGCCGCTTCTGGTTCTTCGTTTAGCTTTATTGGCTATCCTGAAGTTCTTGTGAAGTGGAATCAAGGTTGGCATAGCTATCAGTACGCTACCGCACTTGCGTAAAGGGGAAACTAAATGGCTATTTCACGCGCGCAACTACTGAAAGAGCTGCTCCCTGGCTTGAACGCATTGTTCGGTCTTGAGTACGCTCGTTATGGCGAAGAACACAAAGAGATCTATGAAACCGAGACCTCTGAGCGTTCCTTCGAAGAGGAAACCAAGCTTTCAGGCTTTAGTGCCGCTCCGGTCAAACCGGAAGGCAGTGCGATTGCTTATGACAACGCACAAGAAGCGTGGACCGCAAGGTACAACCACGAGACGATTGCAATGGGCTTTTCGATTACCGAAGAGGCTGTTGAAGATAACCTGTACGACAGCCTGTCGTCGCGTTATACGAAAGCACTCGCTCGTGCAATGGCATACACCAAGCAGGTTAAAGCTGCTGCTGTATTGAACAATGGCTTCAACTCCGCTGTTACCTACGGCGACGGTCAGGCTTTGTTCTCTACCGCTCATCCTCTAATCTCTGGTGGCACCAACAGCAACACGCCTTCGACTGCTGCTGACTTGAATGAAACATCGTTGGAAAACGCTGTGATTCAAATCGCTGGGTGGACGGACGAACGTGGTCTGTTGATCGCAGCCAAGCCCCGTAAGTTGGTTGTTCCTCCGAATCTCATGTTTACGGCAACCCGCTTGCTGCAAACCGAGCTTCGCGTTGCAACAGCAGACAACGATGTGAACGCACTGAAGATGATGGGTTCAATCCCTGAAGGCTACACAGTGAACCACTTCTTGACTGACACCAACGCATGGTTCCTCACCACCGACGTTCCCAATGGCCTTAAGCACTTCGTAAGGACACCGTTGAGTACGTCAATGGATGGTGATTTCGACACCGGAAATGTAAGATATAAAAGTAGAGAGCGATACTCATTCGGAGTGAGCGATCCGCTAGGTATCTTCGGTTCGCCCGGAGCCTAATAAAATCAAGTACTTAGCTTGATTTGGAGAAACCACCTTCGGGTGGTTTTTCTTTTTCTAACTATGTAAAAAATCATAATCTTGCAACTCTCCATCCATTAGGATATGATGATGATATCAACCTAGGAGAGTCGTTATGTTTTATGTTTATGTTTATAAAGATCCGCGTCCTACTAAAAACCAGCAGGCGGTATATGTTGGTAAGGGTTCGGGAGACCGCGCTTACATTCATTGGACTCAACGCGTAAAACACAATAAAGGATTTGGTGCGTTCTTAGCTTTGCTTCGTCGTGAAAAACTTGAGCCAATTATTGAAATTGTTAAGGATCAGCTTGAAGAGCCAGAAGCATTCTATGAAGAAATGAAGCTTATCGAGATTTATGGAAGACGAGATCTCGGTAAAGGAACTTTATTTAATCTTACCGATGGAGGCGAAGGTTTCGTTAATGTTATTCGCACAGAAGAATGGCGGGAAAATATTAGAAGAGCGTTAAGCACAGAAGAGCAAATAACAAGAAACATGATTGCGTCGAAAGAACGCTGGGCAAATAAAGAATACAAAGAAAAAACTATCGCTGCTATTCGCAAAGCTCTCAAAGATCCAGAGGTCATAGCTAGGCGTGAAGCTGGCAAGGCTGCATTTATTCATACTGAAGCTTTCCGGCAAACCATGAGCAAAGCTACATCAAAGATGTGGCAAAACCCGGCGTATGTTGAAAAGGTTACTCAAGCGCAAAAAGAGGTCCAAGGTACTGAAGAAGCGCGTGCAAATAAATCTGAAGCAAGCGTTGCTACATGGGCCAATTCAACCGTCCGTGATAAACGAACCGAGGGTATTAAACGTAGCCGCACAACAGCCGCGTCCCGCCAAAAGACGAGCGAGCAATCCAAAGCCCAGTGGGCCGATCCAGAATATGCGGCAAAGCAAACTGCTAATAACAAAGAAATTGCCAACCGTGATGAAGTTAAAGCTGCCAAGAAAGCTGCTGCTAAAGCTTTGTGGGCAGATCCTGAATGGCGAGCAAAAATGCTGGCGGCACGTAAGAAACGAATTGACACCATCCAAACAAACTGATAAAACACATATATTCCGGGGTTATCCGGCATATTAGACAGTCCCGGCTGACGACATGCAGACTAATATGCCGTATCGCATGTGAGGATCTAATGGCGAATACAACCTTTAGCGGCCCAGTTATATCGAATAACGGGTTCGTAGGTGCCGTAACAGGTAAT